CAGATTCCCTATCTTTAAAGCATCTGAAGTACAGAAAGCAACTCCTGAAAGTAAAGAAAGATTTGATGTAGCTAGAGAGGTTACAAGATTTTTAACTGATCAAAGTATACCTCCAGAAAAAAGAGTTCTTAATGATCAAGCTCGTAATGAACTTGTAGAAAGAGTAAGAAATAGAAGAGCACTTAACCTTCCTACAAATCTTAAGCAGTCACCTTTCTTCTATCAGAACGGTGACTAGTAAGGTTAGAATTAAACTCAAGAACATAGAACAATGACTAAATTTTTATTACCTATTGCAATCAACGTCATTAACAAAGCTGTTGATAAAATCCCAGAGGATCTAGATGAACTACTAAAGAAGTTTGTAGTTTCTATCTTAAAAAAGGCTGCTGCTAAGAGTGGTAACAAAGTTGACGACTTACTAGTTGCACAACTAGAAAAAGCTTTATTTGAATAAGGCTGCTGTTAAAATAGATTTATCCAATGGCAGATAAATGGATTAAAGATGCTATCAAACGTCCCGGTGCTTTTACTAAGAAAGCAAAAGCAAGGGGAATGGATGTAAAAGAGTTTGCATCAAAGGTAACATCTAATCCAGATGAGTATGATACTCGTACAGTCCGTCAGGCAAACTTAGCTAAAACTCTAAGTAAACTACGTAAACGTAAAAAGAAATAACTATGGAATTTGATTTCAATATGAATCGTAGACAACAGCTTGTTAAAAAAGGCAAGTCTGTTGATAACGATGTAGATTTCTCTGGCAGAAGTGTTTCAGATTTTACGAATACATTTTTAGCAAAGATGAAAGATACAAACAATCTTTTTAAAAATGAGTCTCCTGGCAGCTTTACTGATCCACAAGCAGACATTGTAAGACAAAATGTAATTGCTACATCAGATGGATTACCACAATTCGATGATCCGGGAAAACAAATTAAGTCAAATGCTTTTCTAATTAAATATCAGAATTCACTATTAGTACCACGAGATCAGAAAACTAATAGAAATACTGTCCTACAATATGTAATGAGTGATCCTAACAGTGCTCCTGTTAATGGACAGTTCCCAACCGACGGAGTAAGAATATGATGAACATGGCAGGACAAAAATTAGGTGAGTTCTTTGTAAGACAGGGAATAAAGGTGGGAGGTAAAGCTGGTGGTAAAGCTGTCAAAGAAGGAATAAAAGCTGCAACATCAGAAGGAGTTAAACAAGCTGGTAAAAGAGCTTTAAGAGATACACTTCTTTATACAGCAGCTGAACAGGCAATACCTCGTGCTCTAGGACAAGATGCTCCTGATATAAGAGATACATTAGTTAGACAGGCTTCAGGTAATGTTCTTGCTGAAGGAGTTACTGCTGGATTGAAAGGAAGAAGTTTCTTTGGTGAGAAAGGAATGAAAGCTGGTACTGCAAGAAAGATTGGTGAAGTAACTGGTCAGATTGGTGGACAAGCTTTTGCACAGGCAGTATTACCTGGGAATCAACCTAATCCATTTATACCAGTTGATTTTGGAGAAGGACCAAAGAGTGCTACTGGTGCAACTAAACATACAGGAGAACCAGAGTATAACGAAGTTGTAAGACCATCAACTACAGATCTATCTGGTGTGCAGGCAAAAGAAGCATTATCAGAAAGAGAAAGATATGAATATAGATTGAAATTAGCTCAGGCAGAAAAGATGCCAAGTCCAGTTATGCATATGAGTCCTGATTCAACCCAACAAAGTTTAAATAGTCTTGCTCAAAGCATGATGAGATCAACTAGTTACTAGGTAAACGTCAATGAAAATGACAAGTGGTTATATACCTAATTTTTTATCAAATAGTAAAGAGTTTTTAAATAAGTTTGGAAAACAAATAATTGATGCTGCAAATGAAGTAAAGACTCCTAAAAAATTTATAAATGATGTTAGAGAGGCTATGGATGCTAACATCAAATTCACTGACTATGGACCAAAAGCAGGGATAGGTAGTAAGTATGAGAAGCGTTCAACAGCTGATCCTTTTGCTACAAAAGTAGCTGGAATGGCTGGTAGATTTCTTAGTGATGAAGATAGATATAAAGGAGCATTTAGATTTAATACATTCAGGATGGCATCTGATTTTGCAAGTAAAGCTTCAGAAAGAATGACAGATATAGAAGATGGTATGGGTTCAGGTTTGAGTCCTTCGGCAGCGTTAGCTTTAAAAGCTGGAGTTCCTATAGTTATACATTCATTAACAGAGACTTCTGGTCCAATAACTCAAGGTTTAAGACCAAAAGGTTATAAAGCTGTAGCACCAAAATCTAAAGAAGAAGATCCTCTTGGAAAGGACCCACGCAATTTAGCAGAGGAAACTTTGCTTAGATTTTATGGAGGACAGAAGAGTCAACCTTTACCATACAAAGAGTTTATAAAAGAACGTCCAGATGTAATGCCATCAACTGTTGCTGACTATAAACGGTATATGAATCGTAAACCGGAAGCTGGTAAGAGAATAGATATAGATCCAGAGAAACAAACATTTACTGCTTTTGGTGGAGTAGTACGTGGAACAGCTCGTGGATTAAATGATCCAGAGATAAGAATCAAAGGAGCACCTATAACTGCTTCCTCTGCATTAGGTACTGCAGCTGGTTTAGGAACAGTTGCAGCTGGTGTTAAATATTTAAATCCAAGTACAAGAGGTATAGTTGAAGCAGAGAAAACTATAAGAGAGAAGAAGATTCAATATAAAGATCTTGTTGATCAGTTAGGATCTGAAAATCCCGGAGGACTGGCACAAGAAGTTGTTGATAAAGCAAGAAAAGGTGTTGAATCAGCAAAACAAGGACTTGAAGACTTTAAGAAAATTAGACTTGAAAGTCTATCACCTGCTGCCAAACAATTTGAAAAATTAGGTGCATTTAAAGAACCAGCTATCTTAGTTGGTGGAGCATTAGCAGCTGCAGGTACTGCTGCAGTGGCTAAAAAATTATTCCAAAAGGCTGAACAAGAAAGAATTAAAAAAGAAGACCCCTTACAATATAAGAAGTACAAACGAGGCGATTACACAGAATAGTCATGATACCAGTTTACGGAAGCGACAAAGAGACAAAAGACTTTTTTAAAACTATTCCAAGTGGTCCAAAAACAGATCCTTATAGTAAAGGAGGTAGCTTAGATGCTGATAGACCTAAAAGATATGCGAAGTTTGGTAAGGCACTAGAAGCAGCTTCAAACTATAAAAAGAAGAGAGAAGCAGAAAATCAAGTAGATGCAGCAATGGGTAAGAATGATGATGATGAAAAGAATACACAAGGATTTAAAATTTCACCTGATACAACAGTTGTAGAAGGTTATAGAGATCCTGGATTTACTGTCCAAGGTCAGAAAGGTCCAGGTATTCTTGGAACGATAGGGGCAGCTATTACTCCCTTCGCACCTATAACTGGTCAGGTGATAGGTGGTGTTGGTGGTGTAACAGGATTTTAAAAGCTTACTACCGATAAAATATTAATCAAAGGAGTTAATTAAAAGACATGGCGATCCCACCATTATTGATACCATTACTAGCCACAGGAGCAGCTACAGCGATAGCTGGAGATACTATGCGTAAAGCTGGTGATAACAAAAAGATAAAAGAAATATTAGAAAAGAATAAAATGTATGAACAAATGCTAGGAGATCCTACTGGTGGATTTGGATATCAAACTGGTTTTGGACCTGGTATGGAATTACCTCTTAGTGGTTATCAATCTATTCTTAGATATAATCAACAGATGAGTGATCAACAAAGAAGAGCTTTAGCTGAGAACCTTGCAGTAATAGAACCATTTACAGATAGATCAAAGAGAAGAGATTTTGAACGTAACATGGCAGCTGCTAGATTCCGTACTCAACTTGGAACACAGCAGGGCTTAACACTACAGGGACAAAGAGGTGCTCAGGCATTAGCACAAGATGCACAAAGAGCAGCAGGCACAGCATTAGCTTCTAATTATCAGTATCAGTAAATGAACAGGACACAAGCTTTTCTAAAAGATTTTAGAGAGCGTATGGGACTCTTTGGTACTCCTGAAGGTCGGCAAAGAAAATATGACGAATCTAAAAAAAATATTTTAGGGATGCCTTTACCTGAATTTGGTGTGTCAGAATTTTTGCAGATGCCTGATAGATCTGGAGCTATAGAAAGACAAGAAAAAGAAAAGAAAGAAAGAGAAAAATTACCAGACTCTTTTAATCAAGATAAATATTTTAGAGGAATGAGAAATATGATGCTTACTGATAGTTTATTGAGGGAAGCTGAAAGCAGACTGCAAGCCAGAAGAGATGTGAATGTAATGAAACAAACCTTACCTTTAGTTGATTTGTATGCAGAAACTGCTGCACAGAGAAGACTAATGGAAGATAAATTTTCTCCTACTAAGATTTCTCAGCAAAGACTAAGAGCACAAATGGGAGAGGCAGGTTTGATGCAGGCCGTAGCTAATCAAGCTTCAGCTGGTGCTCAGATAGGAGGTCTTGGTACTGGTAGAAGATTTGGAAGAGGCTAAGATTTCTTGCACTAAAATTAGAATTAAGACTTTAATCATTTGTTGATATGGGAAAACCTAAAGCACCAAAAGTTAAATATATACCTGCTCCACCACCACCTGTAACGGTGTCTACACCAACGCA